GACTTTCATTTTTGACGCATAGACTCGTTATAATCCATGCCCATACAAGCCTTTTCCATATCACGAATATCGCTGTAGACTTTACCGCCTTCAGCTTTTTCCATGCGAGAACCACCCATCATGTCTGGAGAACGGGTTTTACCGCCATAGCTGTATGCTTCTTTCTTTTTTTTCATCATCATCATACTGCTTTCTCCTTCTTACCAAAAATACGGTCATAGTTGTCTTCGTATTTTTTGCGATCTTCGTTTTTTAAATATTGTCCACTTATTTTTATTTTCTTTGTGGGACTCATCCTAATAGGATTTTTTTCACTTCCAATCTGTGGCATATCTATCTCCAGAAAAGAAAAGGGGGAGTATTTCATCCCCCTATTGTTTTTAGTCGATACCGTAGAAAGCCGAAACGAGGGCTTCTGGACGGAGTACTTTAGCACCATATACATGGAGGCCGCGTACAATATCACCAAAACTTGATGGATCACGAATCACTTCTGTATTCACAATAGTTTGTGCAGTACAGGTGGATGAGATGTGTCCAGCAATACACTTACCAGCCGCCGATGTAGTCGCCGCAATGTTGTTGGTCTTGTACATATCAAAACCACGCAACTTGCCAGAGCTTACCAAACCATTACGGATGGAGCCTTGGCCTGCATTGAAGTCAACGCTCAAGAGCTTAGAGCTACTTTGTACCAGTTGCTCGTAGAACTCAGGATTAGCAAGGAACCAACGACCTTCTTCTGGAATGTTCTGCTCATCAAGCAGACGCGCCATGTGTGAAAGAACGTCAATAGGATCATGCTCACCAGAAGCGTAGCCGATATCAAGATTACCAACACCATCAAAAGTACCAGCCGCCAAGTCAGTAGCGCTGTCAGAACCAAGGATGTGGTTCGGAGTAGCCGCAGAAACGCCAGCAAACATAGTGGCAATCACACCTTCATCAAAAGCATCACGCAGTGCGTAAGCGGCTGAAGAAGACGCGACTTCCTTAAAGTTGACATGAGACATAGAAGTTTCGATATCGTCAACGATGAACTTGAATGCGTTCGCCGTATCGACAACGAGGGTGACTTCTTGATCGGTCAACTTAGTTGAGGTTACGTCTGCACCACGCTCGTACTGATAAACGGTGATTACCGGCTCTTTGATGATACGTACTGTATCGCCGTAAGCAGTAATTTCACCAGCATAGTCGGTGTTAGTAATTGCTTCCGCTACTGAAGCTTTCCGAAAGAAGTTAAGTACCTTCTTTGAATAGACAGCAGGAAGGAAGAACGAGTTAGCTTGACCAGAAACTGAGTTTGCAAAGTTCGCATTTGTATCAGTTGCTGGCTCAAAATACTGATCTGAAACATTATAAGCCATGATTAAAATCTCCTAAAAGACAAGTTTATCTTGCTACCCGTCCTTCTTCGATGGCACGATCAATTTCTGCTTCATAACGATCATACTCATCCATAGACAGGGCGGCAATTTCCCGTTGTGTCCAAATCTTAGCTTCGCGTGGCTCAACGCCGGTAGTCTTTGTTGATACCATGTCAGCCGCATTGGACTTTGAAAGTTGTGACGGACGAGAAGATTTCTTAATAGCAATATTATTTTCCATCTTATAAAGATCTATTGCACGACTAGCTAATGCAACATTATCTGGGTTTTTGTAGATCCAACGCTGAATTTCTTCAGGCTGAGTCTTAGCCCATTCGTGAAAGTTGTCATCACCCCTGATATCTTCAAAGTCAGGGTGTCGCTCTCTAAGAGCTATTTCAGCATCACGCTTTGAGATTTCGGCCTCACGCATTTCAATTGCTAATAGCTTTTTTTGAAGAGCGCTCATCTGCTCTTCGCTTCTCATATGAGCAACTGTTTCGACAGTATCATATAGATCAGGATACTCTGATTTAAAACGCTCAAGTTCTTCGGCACTCTTTGGCGGTCGATACTGCGGTTGGGCAGATCGTGCCATAGCCTCTAGTTCTTGTTCGCGTTGTTTAAATTCAGAGATCTTTTGATCGTAATGTTTTTTTAGATCGTCATACCTCTTTTTATAATTGGTGCGAGGACGATTTTCATTTTGAGGGGTTCCGTCTTCGGAAGTAGCCTCTTGTTCCTCAAAAAATAATGAATCTGCACTGCTCGTAGTTTTAGCGTCTTGTGTATGCCAAGACTTTCTAGCATTGTACGGATTCGCTTGCTCTTCTTCACTCATGTCACTTCTCCTTTCTGGGGCTTGTTGTCTTTCAAGGTAGCTGTGT